CCATGGCATTTAGATACTTGTTGATCAACTTGTTCATGATTGGCAGGTACTCACGAATGATAGCAGTCTTAATACCAGTATCCTTCAACAGAATGGAAGCAACTTCTTCAAGATTTTTACGTTGTTGTAATTCTGTCTTCTGAGTAATCTTGTCCATGGCTTCTTTAGCCATTTCTTTCAACTTACGCTTTTCCTCATCTACGTTAGTGGTGTCTGCTGTGTGTGAGTTAATTTCTTGTTGTAGTTCAGCAATCTGACTATTCAATAAAGCAACTGTTGAGTTCTTTGTAGACAACTGAATATTCTTATCAGTAATCTGTTCAACGATTTCATTGATGCTAGTCAGTTTAGCATTCAAACCACTAAGGACAGTTTCCAGTTCATCAATCTTCTGGTTGCTGTCCTGCATCTTCATGTGGAGATCATGGATGATTTTTGACTTGTATTCCTCGGGAATATCCTGTGAACACTGCGGACAAATCGAATTCTCTTCAAAAAATTCCGACTGATGCTCGCATGTCTCCACCTTTTGATTGATTTTCGCTTTGATAGTTTTGGCTTTATCAATGTCATCAACCAGTTTATCTTTCGAAGCAATCTGAGTTGAGAGTTCTGCAATATCGGACACCAGCTGTTGGATTTCAGATTGTGTCTGAATGATTGCTCCATTGTTCGCATCAATCTTACTCTGTAGACCGATAATAACGTCTGCCTTTGCTTGTGTGATAGTCTTGATGAGAGTCTGCTGTGCATCGACCTTTGCCTTAGCATTGGACAGTTCGGACTCAATTCGTGTAATTTCATTTTTAGTTTCATTTGCTTTCTCCTTAAGCAACTGATTCATTGTAGAGAAAATACGAATGTCTAAAATGTCCTCAATGACTTCTCTACGTTGCGCATTGGGTAACTGCATAAACGGAACGAACGATGCACTACCAAGAATAACAACTTGCGTGAATGTCTTATAGTTGAGTTTCAGAATCTGTTGTTCAAGGACTTTCTGATAGTCTTTCACTGCAGCATCTTGATTGATCATCTCACCATTCTGCCAAATCTCAAACACGTTTGGTTTGATACCACGAACAATCTTGTATTGCTTACCATTGATATCAAATTCAATCTCAACGACGCAGTTCTTACCATTAATGGAGTTGACCAACTGTCCTTTGTTGATGTTTCGGAATGGTTTACCAAACAACGAAAAGCACAATGCATCTAAGATTGTGCTCTTACCTTCGCCATTCTTACCAATGATAAGAGTTGTTGGTGATTTGTTTAGTAAAACTTTGTTCGGTGAGTTGCCAGTAGAGAGAAAGTTCTTCCACTGGACTGACTTGAATACAATCAATTAAACCTCCACATTCACTGCTTCTGTATACAGTGTGCGCATAAATGTTTTCACATGTTCTTTATCGACATCTGTTTCAATAGAGTCGATGTAGTTAGAGAGAACAGACAAGGTGTCTTCTAGATTAATCTCTTCGCCAAGTTCACCATCTTGGAATTCAGACATATCCTCGATGATTTTAATTTCATGGCATCCCTTATTATACAGTTTGGCAATGAATTTGTCAAATTTATAAAAGTCAGTTTTATTTGTTACAACTAACTTTACATACTTCTGTGTAAGATCGAGAGAATCTAAATCGACTGGGTCTGTATCCTTGTCGTTGTATTCAACTCTGGCAAACATAGTATAAGGGTTTTGGATGAAGGTGAGTTGCCTACTTGATAGATCGAACAAGTGAAACCCTCTGGGATCGTTGTAATCCTGCCAAGTGAGTTCATATGGATTTCCGAGGTAGTAAATATGTCCATCATCAGACTTGTGATGATAATGCCCACTAAAAACCATATCAAATTTGTCGAATGACTCTTTAGCCAATCCTTCATGGGATTCCATTCCTTTATACATTGAGAACCCAGCGATTTCAAAATGACCCATACAGATATCAGCTGTAGTAGATTTCATTTCATTAATGGATGCATCGTAGTTCTCTGGGCAAATCCACGGCATCATGCAAATGTTTATACCATCAACAGTGATGGTTGTTGGTTCATCAATAACGTTAATGTTTGAATACTCACGTAACAATAAGTCAGGTGAGTTCACTTCATTGGTGTTCTTGAAATATGTGTCATGGTTACCAGCCAACATATGAACATTGATACCAGCGTCACGTAACTTATCAAAGAACATTTCTTTAGATCGTTGTAGTGCATAAAAGTTTACATACTTACGACGATCGAAAGTATCACCAAGGATAAGAACTGTGGTGATGTTGTTCTCAATTAAAGTTGGAAAGAAAGTGTTATCATAAAATTTCTCAAAGAAGTCTAAGAAAGCGATACTATCATTCCTTGCACCAAAGTGCTGGTCTGTAATAATTGCTACCTTCAAATGAAACCTACCTTTCTGTTTGCTTTAGCATCCTGCGCAGGTTGTGACTGCTGATTAAAGACTTCAGCAATAGAATAATTTTCAGTTTCTTTACCACGTGGACGAGTTGGGAGAGTAACACCAAGTTTTTTCGCAAGAGTATTTGCTTGTTCAACATTCAATGGATCGAATGTAACAATATCAAAGCAACGTCCTGGACGAATCAATGCAGAGTCAATGTCACGGATAGATGGTAGATTGGTAGAGAAAATCATCTTCTTACCTTTGGTTGTAACAAGACCATCACCCACGTTCAAGAAACGATGCATCATTGTGTTGCCATCACTACGAGATTTCAAGAAGGCATCACTGTCTTCAAGCACCATAACTTCGGCATCGTCTTCAATGAAACGTGCAAAGAAACCATCTTTCTCAAGAATACCTGCATCATATGTTACGATTGCAGAACACTCACGATGTGCAAGCAGACCACGAATGAAAGTAGTCTTACCAGTTCCTGGAGGTCCAATTAGTAGAAGGATGTTGGCAGATGAATCCATGTAGCGATCGTAGTAGTCTTCAAGAGATTCACCATTAAGGAATGGATACATCTCAGCTACAGGAAGTCTCTCACGATTCAGTGGTACGTTGACAGAGTTACCATCACCACCATAGATCCACTCAATGTAAGAAGTGACAACAGAGAAGTTGGACTCAACGATCTCAACGATGTCTTCAGCAAACATGTCATCACCAAATGCACGAACTTCAGTTGAGTTACTATTCACAGAGAACTTAATGAAGTTGTTGGTTTCTTCTTCAATGATAAAACCAGAAGAAGAATTAGTTTGAACGAACAGAAAGTCTTTGAACTGAACTTCAGCCCACTTCTGCCATTGTGAACGATTGCAGAGAACAGTTGTCTCACGCTGCACTGTAGATAGATTCGCATCAACACGCTGACGCATAATCTCAGATGTAACTAGGTCTTCAAAATCTGAAACACCTAGAAAGATTTTATCACTTTGTTTATCCATAATTTTATTCAAGTTAAATTGATTATCAAACGCATCCCAAACATATCCCCTTAGGAATCTTTTAGCACGTTTTCTTGCTCTGACTTTTGAACGACTTCTTGCTCTGGCTAATGCTGGTGCATAGTTTACAGAAACATCATTAATCAGATCTCGGATCGACCTCACCACTCGGCTCATCATTATCACCTATAAATTCATCAAGACTTACATGCTTGTTTTTCTTTTTTGCTTTCTTTCGTTCAATGAATGTGTCATCAAACGTATGATTCTGTTGCATAAAATCGAGGTATGCATTATGATACTCGCCATCATCACCCTCTTGTAACTCAAACGCTTCAAAGGGCATATCCATAATCAACTTACCTTTGATATAACTCTGCTTCTTTTCTTTGGCAATCCTACGAAGAAATGCATAGTAGATAATCTGCGTGAAGTATGCGAATGGATTACTCGACTTATCTGGATTAAAGTTGTGCAAATACTGAATACAGTTTTCCACACCATCAAGAATCATATCATCTCGATACGAGTAGTTTATAAAGTTGGGTTTATAGGAAAGATGATTTGCTATCTTTAAGATGCAGTCGCCAATGTAGTTACTAACGATGGGTGGTTCTTTGCCTTCTTCCAATGCCTTCGCACATGCTTCTCTGTGCTTGATTAGGGCATCTAGAAAGTCTTTGTTATTTACGTAGTGAGCCATACATAGGTTTTCCTCGAATAATTTAACATGTTGTAATTTTACTTCAACTTCACTGAAAAGACAAATCTAAGTTAGTGCTTACAAATTAAATTTGCTTTTTTATTTGACATGAGGCATAATTCAGGGTGTCTAGGGATGATTATGATTCATTAGTGTTTCGTATCGTTTCCACTAACTAAGTTCTTTAACTTCTCTTTCCAATCAATCTCTTCTTCTTCTTTCCCAGCGATAGCTTCTAGCATCTCAATTCTACGATTGATTTCTTCCACTGTAAGAATTTCTTCTTCCTCGAACAATTCTTCTGGAGTAGATTCTTTGGTCGCAACTCT